ATGATTGCACAATAAAAAAAGCAGAAAGAATTGTAAAACAAAATTATCCAAACTCTCTTTTTACAGAATATTTCAATGGTGGTTTTACTGCTGATGAACCTATGTGCGAAGAAATATTTTGGAAAGTTAATTACAAATGGAGAAAAAAATATGCCTAGTTGGTTATTTATTTTAATATTATTTATTAATGCGATACTATTTTTAGTGCCGCATTGGTTATAGGAGAAAAAAATGTATAAATTAATTGATTGTGGGACTTACCCATTTTTTGTAAAAAAATCTAATAAGTATTATCATTGTGTTTATCATTACAATGGAGAACATAAGAAATATAAAATACAAAATTCTTATATTCCAAATCCTAGTGAACACACAAAATATAATTATCTAAAAAGTAATATTGCTTTATTTGATAATGCTAAATGTAATATCTCAGATTGGAAAGTAACTTATAGAAAGATGCTTAAAAATTGGAGACACTTAAATAAAACTTCTTATATGAAAGAGGTTTTACAACAACTTAAACTTGGAGAAAAAAATGTTTGAAATAAATTTATCAAATGCAAAAAATCAAGACATTGAGGATTTAACACAGCCTTTACAATTTAATTCTGAAAAAGAATTGTTAGAAATTATAGACAAATCTTTTGATAGATTTTCTTTTAGAGGAGATGGTCAATGGCAAAGTATTGGTAATGAAGATAGAAAAAAAATGAAACTATCTAAAAAAGCAGTTCAAGATTATTATCAATATCGTAGAATAGCTTTAGCTTTAAAAGAATTAATTAAAACAAAATAGGAGAAAAAAATGACAGATAAATTTGTTTACAATGGCAAAGGTAAAATGAACAAAAACAAAATGGTTATGGACGCAATACAATTCGGTATTGAACGAGAAACACCAAAACTAAAACCTGATGAAACAATTAAAGTTGTAGTAAAGGAAGATAAAGAAGTTAGAGGTGTTGTTGTAGATGTTCTTAGAGTTAAAAAAGGAAAAATAAATGAAACTTAAAAACGAAATCTATTATACTTTATTTCATGCTTTGGTTTCCTATAAAGTACAAACGGAAATTGAAAAAGAAAACAAACATACAGGCACTAATAAAACATTTAAAAATATTGAATTAGCTCATGCTTGGTTGAAACAATTTAAAAGAAAAGATTTTAAATTAAAATATGGAGAAAAAAAATGACTAAAACTATATGGGAAGTTATTGAAGAACATAGCATAAAAGAAAAAACTGCTGAAGAAGTATTGGAAGCAGTATTAGAATATTATAAAAGTAAAGGTATGTTAATAACAACACAATTTAAAGAAAGTACAAAATCTAAGATTATGGAGTTTGAAGCATATCAAGAGGGTTTCTTAACTCATCATGCAAGGGAACTATGACTAAACCAGAAATAAGATTAGTTCCTTATAATGAAAAGATGGTTTTTGTTACTATTGGTAATCAAACATATTCTATTTCAGAAAAAAAAGATAAGGAACTAATTGATAAAGGTAAAGATTATAAAAAATTATTGAGTAGAAAAAACCCTATTCCAAGAAACTTTTTATATGGTCTTTGGGTAAATATTTACAAAGAGTCAGGATATAATTTTTATTTAGAGCCAATACAAATGAAACTATTTGACTCTAAGTGGAAAAGATCAATCAATAATTTTTTTAGAAAAGAAAAACGGAGAAAAGAATGATTAGGTTATTTACGATTTTACTATTCTTGTCAGGCTGTGCGGATTATTTGCCAGTGCATGACCCAAAAGGTTCTCATGCAAAGAACTTTTACGGCGACTTACAAGAATGTAGATTTACTGCTCAAATGCAAATGGGTGGATTTGAGTATGGTTATCACGAGGAAAAAGTGATAAAGACTTGCATGGAAAACAGAAAGTATTCCATATTAAAATAAGGAGAAAAAAATGCAAAATACAATAAAAACTATTTACGACAATAGCAAAGATGGGAGACCTAGCTTCAATATAAAAACGGAAGATGGTAGAACTCTATATGCAAATGAATATGTTGATCTTGAAAGAGGAGACAGTTTTACTTGTGATATGTCAGAGTTAAAAACCTCAGCTAAAGGTAATCAATATTACAATATTAGTAATGTAAAAAAACTTGGCGATATGCAAACACCACCAAGCTATGTACCTGAAAATGTTTCAATGCAAAATGGTAATGGTAACTTTAATTCAGGTCTTAGAGTAGATGCTAGTATGTTTATAACAGGTATTGTAACTAGAAGCATGGGTTCAGGTCAGTTTGGAATATCCGATATTGACCCTCTTACTGCTGAAGCTGTCAAAGTACATAAAAAGTATTTTGGTTAAATATAAACGCATATTTCTAAAATATTATGGTCTATCTGAATATGATACGATTATGTGTTGGTATTGTGAAAAGAAAATTGCAGTTGATTTACATCACATAGTTTCAAGGGGTATGGGAAGTTCAAAAAAACTTGATGTTGTTGAGAACCTCATACCTCTTTGCAGAGAAGATCATTCTAATTATGCAGTTATAAAACAAAAAGATAAACTAAAACAAATTGTAATGGAGAAGATGAAACATGGGAAATAAACTTAGAGATTATGAGTCGCAACGAATAACTATGGAAGTAGATAAAGAGTTGCTGCATAAATCAAAAGATAAAGTAGAGAAAGCCGTTGGTATGGGTTCTTTACCTTATCCAAAAGTATTTCATTATATTATGAAGAAATTTATTGGAGAAAAAGATGGTATCAAGAGAAGTAGTTAAAGAAGTAAAAACTTTGTATGGTAACTTGATTAGTGTTCAAGGGGTATATGTTAAAAGAGCATATACAAGAAGAGCAAATCTAAAACTTACATACAAAGATGATTATATGATTGTGCCTCTAAGCCAATTACATAAACCAATAAAAACAACCATGATACCTGATAAGTTTATTAGAGATAAAATGAATAAACTTTATTATTATCAATGGAAACCAATAGATAAAAACCAAACAACATTATTTGATGGAGAAAAAAATGATTGATTTAAAAGTATTTGAAAAGTTTGAAACAGAAAACCACTTACTACCTTTTTCAGCTAGTAGGCTAAAATCTTACAAGAATAATAAAGCTAAGTTTTTTCTTGATTATGTATTGGGTTATCCAAGAGTATCTAACGCAAGAATGGAACGAGGCAAAGCTGTAGAGTTTGGTATAGACCAATATTTGTTAAAAGGTTTAGAAGAAAAAGAATGTGTCAAAATTGCTATAAATTTTTTTAAGTCAGCAACAAGTTTTATTGATGATGATGAAGATAAACAAAAGCAATATGATTTAATTAAACCTATGGTAAAACAAATTTATATTAGTTTTGATGAATTTTGGGAACAAAGTTCTATAGAAAAAACTTTTGTTGGAAACCAAATACATATTGAAACACTTATTTATGGCACACCTTTTATTGGTTTTATAGATTATATTTTTGAAAGTGAAGATACTGTTTATATAATTGATTTGAAAACAAAAGATAAGTTTATGCTTACTAATGATGATAAACTTCAAATGGCTATTTATAAAAAAGCATTTCAAGAAAAAACAAACAAGAATATTGATTGTAGTTTTTTGTTAGCTACAGGTAAAGAGCCTAGAAGAAAAGACCAGAAAGTATGTGAGTTTGTTCCTTTTATACCTGATTATGATTACATAGGAGAAGCAGAAACACATATTAAAAGCCTAGAACATACACTTAAACTTGCAAATAGTATTGATGATCTAAAGGTTTTATTTTCACCAAAACTTGATGATTATGAATGGAAAGATAAAGATGCCAAAAAGCATAGACAAGAAGTATGGGGAATATAAACAAGAAGTGGATAAACTAGCTAGGAGATACATAAATATTTGTTTAGAAACACAAAATACATGGATAGGCTATCAAGAAGATTGTATTAGATTAGCTGAAAAAGAAATTGGAGAAAAATATGGCACAAAAGATATGGAAGATGGGAATTAGTCCTGATAATTTTATAGCAGATACAGTAAACCTAACAAATGAAGAATTAGGTTTATATTTTAGATTACTTTGTTATGCTTGGAAGAATGAAGCAACACTACCTAACGATATGGATAGGCTTAAAAGAATTTGTCAAAATGCTGATGAGAAGATGATAAATTATATTTTAGCACAGTATTTTAGAGAAGATGGTAAAACTTATTACTCTAAAGCACAAAAAGAAGAATATGAATGGGTGCAAGAAAAGTCAGTAAAAGCAAGAGAGTCAGCTAACAAAAGGTATGCGAACGCACAGCGAACGCAAAGCAGTAATAGTTATAGTAATAGTCATAGTCATAACATAGATATATTTAATAATATATGGTCAAAGCTAAATTATAAAACAGGTATAAAACAACAAGCATTTAAAGTTTTTGATAAACTACAAGATATGCCTAAACCTGATGTGTTGGTAGATAAATGGAATAATTATTGTAGTTCCATAGATGATAAGAAGTTTATTCAACACTTTAGAACATGGTTAAATAATAAAGGTTGGGAGAACGAGCCGCAAAAACAAGAGATAAAAGATGATTTAAATTTTTATAAAAGAGACCCTTTTGTTAATTTGACCTCTTGGCAAAAAGGATTTAGAACCTTAAATGACAATGACCAAGATATAATTCAGGCTTATAAACAAGGTAAAGTATCAAAAGAGGCTATGGATAAGATGAGTATTAGTGTAGAATAACATGATGGACGAAGATATAAAAAAGTTTTTTATTACAATGCCTGATAGTTTAGGCAAGTTTTCAGCAGTAATTCATGTATCAGGTTTTGATAGTGAAGAACAAGCACATGAATATTTATATCAATTCCATCATGCTAATGCTGAAGATATTTTAAGAGAGGGTATTACAATTCACTAATGTCTGATTTAAGAGTTTTATCTCTAGGTGCTGGAGTCCAAAGCACAACACTAGCTTTGATGATTGAACATGGGGAGATACCTATGGTTGATTGTGGAATATTTGCAGATACAAAAGGAGAACCACAAAATGTTTATAAACATCTTGATTGGTTAGAAAAACAATTATCTTATCCAATTTATAGAGTTACATGGAGAGATTTAAAACAAGATATATTTGATGCATCAAGGGGAATGTACAAAGGATTTACAGCACCATTTTACACATTATCAGATCAAGGAAAAAAAGGCATATTGAGGAGACAATGCACAGCAGATTATAAAATAAAACCTGTAACAAAAAAAATTAGAGAACTTTTAGGATATAAAAAAGGAGAACGAGTAAAAAAAGGGATTAAAGTAGAGTTGATAATGGGTATTTCCTATGATGAACTTTTTAGAATGAGAGAAAATAGATTAAAGTATGTGCAAAATATTTATCCTTTAGTTGATAAAGGCATAAGGAGACATAATTGTTTAGATTGGATAAAAGAAAAAAATTATCCTCAACCACCTAGATCAGCTTGTACTTTCTGTCCATTTCATAGTAATTTAGAATGGAGAAAAATTAAAGAAAACAAAGAGGAATGGCAAGAAGTTGTTAAAATGGATAAAGCAATTAGAGACCAAGAAGAATTTAAAAAAAGTAAATATGCTGAAACAATAAAAGATAAATTATTTTTACATAATCAAAGAGTGCCTTTAGATGAGGTAGATTTAAGAACAGACGAAGAAAAAGGTCAGTATTCACTTCTTGATGAATGTGAGGGAATGTGTGGAGTTTAAATGGCAAGACCTAAAAAGTACGACATAGACACAGAAGAAATACGAAAACTAGCTAAATACGGAATGACAAATGTTGAGATAGCTGATTTCTTTGGGTGTGATGAAAGCCTAATTAGAAAGAGTTATTCCGAATATCTGACAAAAGGAAGAGCTGAGATGAAACTAAGGCTTAGACAGCTGCAATTTAAAAGTGCTGAAAAGCTAAATGCTGTTATGCTTATATGGTTAGGTAAACAAATGTTGGGTCAATCGGATATTCCAGTAGGAGAAGATAGTCAGCCTTTAGAATGGTCTATTGATTAGTGCCTCTTAGTGAACCACAAAGAAAAGTAATATTATCAGATAAAAGATTTAGAGTATTATTATCAGGTCGTAGATTTGGTAAAACATTTGTAGCTTTAAATGAATTAGCTAAGTTTGGTAGATTTCCAAACAAAAAGATATTCTACATAAGTCCTAGCTATAGACAGAGCAGAGAGATAATGTGGAAACCATTAAAAGAAAAGATGTTACAACATAGATGGGTAGCTAAGATAAATGAAACACAATTAACCTTATCCTTACGGAATGGGACTACAATAAGTCTAAAAGGTGCTGAGAATGAACAAAGTCTAAGGGGTAGTGGTTTATCATTTGTTTGCTTTGATGAGATACAAGACATAAAGCCTGAGGCTTGGTATGAAGTAATTAGACCTACACTTTCTGATAAATATACTATGGGTTCAGCTTTATTTTGTGGAACACCTAAAGGTTATGGTAACTGGTCTTATGAACTGTACTCAAAGAAAGATAGTGAATGGGAAAGTTTTAAGTTTACTACTATTGAGGGCGGTCAAGTTACTCAAGAAGAAATAGATCAGGCTAAGAATGACCTAGATGAGAGAACATTTCAGCAAGAATACCTAGCTACATTTGTTAACTATGCTGGAGTTATTTATTATAACTTTGATAGAAACACACACATTATAGACACATATGAACAAAAAGAATTACCTTTGCATATTGGAATGGACTTCAACTATAACCCTATGGCTTGTTGTATTGGTCAGATAAGAGATAATAATTTAATAATTTTTGATGAGATACAAATATACAACGCAAATACAAATGATATGATTGATGAAATAAAAACAAGATATGGAGTACGAAATATTGTGATTTATCCTGACCCAGCTGCAAGACAAAGAAAGACAAGTGCTGGTGGTTCTACTGATTTATCATTACTTAGAAATGCTGGGTTCAATGTTAAGGTTAGACCAACGCACCCTCAAGTAAGAGATAGAATAAATGCAGTAAATTCTAAACTTAAAAATGCTAATGGAGTGTCAAGTCTTTTCATAACCAAATCTTGCAAAAATTTAATTAAAAGTTTAGAAAGACAAATATACAAAGAGGGAACTCATATACCTGATAAGGATAGTGGGTATGACCATATGGCTGATGCAATAGGCTATCTTATTGAATATGTTTTCCCTTTGCGTAGAGATTTTAAACCAAGTGAACCGACTAGGTGGAGTTAGATGGCGATATACAGTAGAGATTTCTTAACAGCTAGACATAGCGATTATGAGAAAAACTTTCATAGATGGAACTTCCATTACAGATCATATCTAGGTGGAGATGATTATGAAAATGGTTATTACCTAAATAGATATATTCTAGAGTCTGATGAGGAGTACATGAAGAGGGTTGGTTTTACCCCTTTAGATAATCATTGTAGAAATGTCGTACAAATTTATTCCAGCTTTTTATTTAGAGTTCATGCAACAAGAGACTATGGTTCACTTGCTGGAGACCCAGATTTAGAGTCATTCCTTAATGATGCAGATTTAGATGGGCGAAACTTCAACAATGTAATCAAAGAAATGCAGACTCAAGCATCTATCTATGGAACTTGTTGGGCGATTATGGATAAGCCAAGTGTTATTACTAACACTAGAGCCGAAGAACTATCTCAGGATATAAGACCATACATCTCAATCTATACACCAGATAATGTAATGAATTGGGAATACTCAAGATACCCTAATGGTAAATATTATCTTACATCTCTTACAATACTTGAAGATTTAACTGATGATAAAGCAATAATAAAAGTTTGGTCTTTAGATGATATTACAACTTATGAAGTAGATGATTTTATGAAAGAATATACTTCTTCAAAGCCAAAACTTCTTGATGAACAACCGAACCCTTTGAATGAAATACCAGCGATTATTTTATATAATCAAAAGTCTCAAAGAAAAGCTATTGGTATTTCTGATCTATCTGATGTTGCAGAATTACAACAGGCTATCTACAATGACTATTCAGAATGTGAACAGCTAATTAGATTAAGTAACCACCCAAGTCTAGTTAAGACCCCAAATGTAGAAGCTAGTGCTGGTGCTGGTTCTGTTATTGAGATGCCTGAAGATTTACAGGCTGATCTAAAACCTTACATCATACAACCCTCAGCACAATCTTTAGATGGTATTATGAACTCTATCCAAATGAAAGTAGATGCAATCAATAGAATAACTCATATGGGTTCTGTCAGAGCAACAGAGAAAACTATCAACTCAGGTATTGCTTTACAAACAGAGTTTCAACTACTCAATGCTAGA